ATCCGTTTAACTCCGTGGTTAAGGGTGAGCATTATTTTCAATCGTGGGGGAAGGGGTGACGAGTCATACCCGCTGTCACAGGGACAGTACAACAGGAATGACCGTCACAAGTCAGGCGACACGGCTCCAGCACATCAGCAGGGTGTGCGCTTCCACCACGCTGAACGATTTACCGTCGCCGAGGTTGGCGGTTTTGCCGCTTGTCGTGTGTCTGTGCTCAGGTACCGTGACTTCGTGGTCGTGCTCTCCTGCGTCATCGGTCACACCCAGCTCTTTCGGGTTAAAGAGCTGACGCACATCGCCGCCGATTTCCCAGGGGTCATCTTTACCAGCTACCCCACCATGATTGTGAACACCGCCGCGCGTGGTCGTCAGCTTCTGCTCTGACTGCTCGCTGGTTTCGCCGCTCACATCAATCTGCACGGCGGGCAGGTTAGCCCGCCGGAGTGTGACGGTATCGCTGCCGCCGGTCTGCCCGATGTCCGAACCATCTGCTTTGCCAATGCGTATCGTTTTATTTTCGCCGGTGTAAACCCACTCAGACCACGGAAAACGCTCATTCGGGTTGACGTTCTGCGCGTAGAACTTCACGGTTCCGACAGGATTATCCAGCTCCCAGGCTCCGCGTATCGCTGATGCAATGGCCGCTTTTATCGCTGCCGGTGTCGCAGCCATGCTTTCGCTGTCACTGTCGATGGCGTTGCTCAGCCGGGTAAACCCTTTCTCGTCAAGTGTCGCATCAGGGTGATTGCGGGACTGCGCATGCTCGCTAAGTTGCTCATCCGTGTAATCTTTCGCATCGTTCCCGACCTGAATAACATCTTCCACGGTTGCCAGCACGATACCCGGGTCAACAATCAGTTCCACGGCCTCGGTGCTGTTGACTGCCAGCCAGATACGGATAACCGTAAACCGTCCCGCCCCTTCGGCCAGCAACGGCTTATAGGTTTCCGGGACGCTGGCAACCGCCATGCATACACCATCCTCATCGTAGAGCGCGGCCTCCCGGATGGTGAAACCGCCCGTTTCCGGCGGCATAATCATTTCCGCTGCGATGACGTTCTTTTCGCTGTCCACGACTTTCAGGCTGTTAAGCCGCGTGCGAAAGCGCTCATTTACCAGCGCGGTCTGGCTCTCATCTGGCCGGGGGATAACGCCATTCCCGTCGCCGACTGACATTTCAACAAAATTCACTCTGTCGCCGCTGACAATAGCAGCAGCCAGTTTTTCCGCGCCGACATCGGTTATGACTGAGATAAATTTCTTACTCATAGCTTTACCCCGCTGTCAGGCTGTCTCTCAGTGCGTTTTCGGCTTCGTCCAGGGGATTACCAGAGCCGGAGTAAATAAACGAAAACTCACCCCGGCCGGTCATCGCGGCACCCTCCGGCTCTACGGAATATTCCGCGACCCCTTCTGTACCGGACAGCGAAATAATCGACGTGATTTCATAGGTCACGTTAATTTCTTCACTGTCTCCCCGGATAGCCGCCCCGAGCAGCGAACTGAATACTTTCAGCGGAGTGACTGTTTTTTTAACTGAGAAGCTCATATTTTCCTCACTGGTTTGCATTCAGTAATATGGGGGAAATTTTCAGATTACCGACCACTGCGGCGCTTAACGTCAGCGTCACCGTGGTATAGGTTGCTGAAAATGCAATCGACAGACCGCCATATTCATATTTACTGACCGTAGTAATACCCGCACCGATATTATTGTGCTTATGAACAGACAGCCGGTATGAGCAGGTTCCCACCCCCTGAGTGGTCAGGGAAACCGCCAGCTCTGCAATGGCCCCGTCGGGGAAAGTGTTAATAGAAAACGTATATGTTCTCGTCACCCCATCGGTGATGAAGTCCTGGTCAAGGATATGGGACGACAGCCCCGATACGCTCATCATAATGTGTTCCAGTAATCTGCGGTTGTGTAGTTAATGCCTGACGATTTATCCGGCAGGCCGCGCTGTCTCCACACGACAATCTCGGTATTGTCTTCTATTGTCGTCAGCCTTAACCCCTGCGACGTACGGGTAATATTGAACTTCGTCAGCGGGTTCACATTTCCGTTGATAAGCAGAAAGGGCGACGTGGTGCAGTTGTTTGTCAGTCTGCGGGCAGTCTGTATTTTGAATACCGCAAAATACGAGTCACCGCAGACCGATACGGTCGCCTCTTCGTTGTAATCCATAAATACCGCCTGGGTTCCCAGCTTCGCGATATCCCAGCGAGTCACGACGATATCCAGTATTCCCGAAAATGCCAGGTTTCCACCTGCCGAGCTCGTCGGCCCGCCCCGTCGCGCCTGACGTAAGGAGCCTTTGTCTATCCCCGCCCAGTGAAGAATCTCCCCGTAAAAGTAGACCAGCCCACCCGATGACAGCACGGTTTTATAGGACCCTTCCCATTTAATGGCGCCATAGAAATGAGCCGGGAGATTGCTGAGGTTGGTGATTACCGGCGCCGCGGTGCCAGTTGTCCAGATATTGGCTTTCAGTGGCGCGTTATAGGGCTGACAACCTTCTCCGATAATAATTGATGAACGCCCCGCCGCTGCGGTGATGTGGCAGTTATCGCCAAACCCGCTACCGTGGAATGAGGTGTCCCCGTTACCTTTTTCATAACCAGCCGCCGCCAGGCAACTCCCGCGCCAGCGGCAGTCCTCCATTACCCCCAGCTCGGTATAGGTCCCGGCAGCATCGCCATTATTGAACACCACGCCATAGCGATTCCTGGCAAAAATACAGTTGCGAATTTTCACCCCGTCAGCGCCAATCAGCTTAATCGCAACGGTATTCTCATTCCCTCTGAAGACAATGCCTTCAAACGCCTGGAGGATGACGTGTCCGCTTAATCCTTTAACGGTAAAAGCTGCCTCATAAGCAGGCTGCGCTTTATCGTAAACAGTCCGGCCAAAATCAAATCCCGCACCACCATTCCCCAGAGCAGAATAATCAATCACCGCCAGACCATTCCGGCACCGGGGAAGCCTCGAATAATCGGCATACCCCTCTTCCGAAAATTCAATCACCACCGGGGTTTTTAAGGTGTAAATCTCCTTATCCAGCAGATTCACACAAACATTATCCGCACAGGCGGCATTAAATGCCGGACTCCAGTCCCACGTTGACGGGTCATTAATATCGGGTTTGTCGGTAATGGCGTCGGCATATTCCCAGATACAGGTCGGCTGCGTGCTTAACCACTGACTGACCGTTTTGACCGCATTCAGCAATTTCTGCCGGAAGACCGTCACCAGACGCCCGCCTCCGCCTGCGCTTTCAGAGGCCAGTTCTGTTCTGATAGCGGCATCTGAGGTATACGCCCATTTTCCGGCCCCTGTGCCACCGGTGCTGGCTGGCGAGCTGTTCGCAGGGACGACTTTCGGGAAGGCCCCCGTCCACACCAGGCGGTAAGCGCCATCAAGGATTTCCTCACGCGGAGAATACAGCGTTGCGCCTTCCGCAAAGGTTTTAACCGCTTCAACCTTCCCCGAAATATCCACATCAAGCGCGTCCTGCTGTTCTTTCAGATAGCAGGTGCGGTTAACCAGCGCTTTCAGCGGCCGGTTCGCCACGCCATCCTGACCACCGGAAACACGTTCGCCTCTGGCAATCAGCTCAATCTCTTCTTCCCACGATGGCGACTCATTAAATTTCGTCATAGATATCACCCATAATTAAAATCTCCATCGTGAAAAATCACGCCGTTATAAATAATGTTTTCTTCCGGCTCATAATTCTCCGGATAAATACTGATAATCTCGCCGCAACATAACGCAGCACCGGTATGAATATCGCCGAGCACCTTTACCGCAATATTCATCTGCGCCATATGACGGCTGACGGGCTTTGTCTCATCTATCAGGCGATTCAGGTCACTGAGCATGGATGGTGTCAGCCCGATATCATTTATATCCACCTCAAGCCTGAACGTTCCCGCCGGATCCGCCACCTGCCACCACTCATCAATTGATATGGAGTAACCCATTTTTTCAATCACAAACCGGATGGCGGATATCGTTCCCTTGCGTTGATGTATCCAGAATGCATCACTGATTTCTTGTCGTTTCTCCACCTCCGACCAGGTTTCTTCCCAGCGGTCGACAGAAAAAGCCCACGCCAGATAGGGCAGGAATTTCACCGGACATTTCCACGGATTCCACAAATCTCGCAGCGGCACGGATAAATCGCTGATAGAGGCGCATGCTGCGGCGGCTCGCTGTTCCAGCAGAGATGACCCGTTCGCCATCAGCGAATTATTCATCCGATCCCCCGATAATGACGCGGGCGTCAGTGCAATAAGCGGCCTGCGTTTTATCCAGCACCACATCGGCTAGCGGTTCGCGCAGCTCGACGCGCTGGACCCCCTGCACATGCAACGCAGCGTAAATCGCCGACATTCGGATATCACGACCAAGGCGGCGCTGCTCCGTGATATAGGCAGTTAACTGCGCTTTTGCGGCGGCAAGAATCGGCTCGGTCGCCGGGCCGGGGTAAACATACAGCACCGCGTCGATCGCATAATTGACGATTTCAGCCGAGACGACTGTCAGGCGGTCAGCGACCGGTCGTACACTCTCATCATTCAGCGCCGTACTGACGGCCAGCAATAAATCATCCGACGCCGTGCCGTCACCTTCCCGCGACAGTACCGCGATAGTGACCTCTGCTGGAGCCGGGCTGTTCGCCGAAGCATCCGCGACACGTCCGTCGGCACTCAGGGCGTGAAATTCATAGGCACCGGTTGGCCCGGCAACACTCATGCCCTCAAATGCCGCC